CTATTAAATACATCATAAGACATCAAGATAAAAATGGTAAAGAAGATTTATTGAAAGCAATACATTTTATAGAAATGATAATTGAAAGAGATTATAAATGAACTGGTTTAGAGAACAAGCAAAAATAGTTGAAAAAAATTTTGCAAAAAATTTAAAAGAAGTTGAATGGGCAAATGATGAACAAGATATGTTTGAACATTGGGATGTAAAAGGTTTATTCAAAGGTGAAGTTTTAAAATTTGATGTTAAAGGAAAGAAAAAAGTAAATAGAGCTGATGCTAATTCACAAGATGAAATAGCTTGGATTGAAGGAACAAACGTTTGGGGTAAACCTGGATGGATAAAAGGTAAAGCTGACTACATTGTTTTTGAAAGAAATGATTACTGGTTAGTTGTAGATAGAAAAGAACTTTATAATCACGTTGTTCAAAAAGTAAAAGAGAATGGTGTACAACAAGGTAGAGGTATATATAAAGTTTATCAACGAGCAGGAAGACAAGACAAAATAACTATGGTGCCATTTGACAACATAGAAAAACTAATCAACATACATAAGGTTCAAAAATGATATTACCACAAACAGAATGGCTAGCACCAAAACAATTTCCAGACTTATCTAAACATGATGAGATAGCAATCGATTTAGAAACTCGTGATCCAAACCTAAAAAAATTAGGATCAGGATCTATTATTGGTATGGGTGAGATTGTGGGTATAGCTGTAGCTGTTGAAGGATGGAAAGGTTATTTTCCAATAGCTCATGAAGAAGGACCCAATATGGACAGAAAGAAAGTTATTGATTGGTTCACTGATATTTGTGCTTTACCTTGTAAAAAAATATTTCATAATGCAATGTACGACGTATGTTGGATACGTAAATTAGGTATAAAAATCAATGGTTTAGTGCTAGATACTATGATTGCAGCTAGTCTTATAGATGAAAATAGATTTTCTTACACACTAAATACTTTGTCCTGGGCCTTCTTAAAAAAAGGTAAAAACGAAGCAAGATTAACTGAAGCTGCAAAGTCAAGAGGATTAGATCCTAAAGCAGATATGTGGAGACTACCAGCTATGGAAGTTGGAGCATACGCAGAACAAGATGCTCAATTAACTTTAGAACTATGGCAGTTGTTTAAAAAAATAATTCAAGAACAAGATCTACAGAATATCTTTAATCTCGAAACCAGTCTATTTCCTTGTCTGGTTGACATGAGATTTCTTGGGGTGAAGGTGGACGTTGAAAGAGCTCATAAATTGAAGCGAGAGCTAGCGATACAAGAAGAAATGTTAATCCACAAAATAAAAAAAGAAAGTAACCAAGAAGTTCAACTATGGGCAGCAGCAAGTATTGCCAAAGTTTTTGACAACTTGAACTTATCTTATGACCTAACTGCAAAAACAAAAGCACCTTCTTTCACTAAAAATTTTATTACAAATCATAAACATCCTGTAGTACAGATGATAGCAGAGGCTAGAAAAATAAACAAGGTAAGAACAACGTTTATTGATACCATTATTAGTCATGAACATTGTGATAGAATTCATGCAGATATAAATCAAATTAGATCGGATGATGGTGGGACGGTGACTGGAAGATTTAGTTATTCTAATCCTAACCTACAGCAGATACCTGCCAGGGATCCAGTAACAGGCCCCATGATTAGATCTTTATTTATACCTGAAGATAATTGCAAGTGGGGTTGTTTTGATTACTCACAACAGGAACCAAGATTGGTTGCACACTATGCTTTGAGATTTGAATTACCTTCTGTAAATACAATTGCAGATTCATATGATACAGATCCATCAACAGACTTTCACAAAATAGTTGCGGAGATGGCAGAGATTCCAAGATCAGAAGCTAAGACAATTAATCTTGGATTGTTTTATGGTATGGGTAAAGCAAAACTTCAAGCAGAACTTGGTGTATCAAAAGACAAAGCTGAAGAATTATTTCAAAAGTATCACAACAAAGTTCCATTTGTTAAACAGTTAATGAATAAAACTATGAGAGCTGCAGAAAATAAAGGTCAGGTAAAAACTTTATTAGAAAGACGTTGTCGTTTTCCTAAGTATGAACCTATATTATCTGGATCTGATTGGGGTAAGTATGTACCTGCAGAAGATGAAGAAAGAATGTTGCAATTACAAAACATGGGTGAATGGTTAAAAGATGATGATGGTGAATTTGTTTTAGACGATAAGAGACAAAAAAAGAAAAACTATTGGCATAAAAATTCAGCGCGTAGAGCATTTACATACAAAGCTTTAAATAAACTTATTCAAGGTAGTGCAGCTGATATGACTAAACAAGCTATGGTCAAGCTTCACAAAGAAGGAATCTTGGCTCACATACAAGTTCATGATGAGTTAGATTTTTCTATTGAATCACAACAGCAAGCTGATAAAATAAAAGATATAATGGAACACGCTGTAGATTTAGAAGTTCCAAACAAAGTCGACTACGAATCAGGTCCTAACTGGGGTGAAATAAAATAATGTACTATGGCTTACTTAAATGCTAATATACCGCCAATTTATTGTAAAATAAGAAGGGAGTATCTCTATGATCTTAAAAAACATAAAGGAGAAGCTAGTGACTGCGTTATCTTTGGTCTTAGCTCTATTTCAGGTCGCGCAATCCTATTTCATTGCATGCTACCAAATGGTGCGGTCTTTTATAGACTACCTATTTCAGCCTTCTTTCAAAAAGAATTTGAAAGAAAAGACGTGCCTGATATGCGAGTGGATCAACTCCAACTGTGGAACTGCTTTAGTTATTATCCTAGTGTCCATTGTTTTGATTGGTTGGCTGGTATAGACGGTAAATTTTTAGGAAAAGATAAAAAATTTTATCCAGGTCAATACTTATTTACTATTGACTGGGCACATCCAGAGACTAATATACTAAACACGGAACATTCAGAAATTCCGCAAGAGCACAAGTGTGCACACATATTAGCGTTAAAAAACGGTAATTATGCAGCGCAGCCAAACAACAGAATTATTTGGCATGTAAACAGTTATACAACAGATAATGATTGGCCAGATTATAGTGTACAAACTACTTATTGGGACTGTGAAGGATCTGATTGGATAACAGAAGATTCTGATAAAATGTTTTATAATATTGAGGAGAAAAAATGAGTTTAAATATATGTATAGATTGTAATTTTGAAAAGAAAAGATGTCAGTGTGTCGTTGAACTACCTAAAGTTAAAATTTCTTGGTGGAAGAGAATTTTAAATTGGTTTAGATAATGAATTTAGTAGATTTATTAAAAAAGAATATAGTAATGGTTCCGGTTGTGGCTTCGGTTATAGTCGGAACATTTACTGGTGTTCGTTATATTGTAAATCTTACAGACACAATAAATCAAAATGAAACAAGACTTACAAATCTTGAAAGAGATGTTGGTCAACTAGAAAAAAACATTACAGACATTAACACAAGATTATCTTCTGCTGAAGCTACATGGCAGATGGCTGAAAATTTATATAGAACTTTAGCTGATCAAGTTAGAGAACATACTTACGATATAAAAGACTTAAACAGAGAAATTAACTATTAAGGATTTATGCAACATGGAGATCGCCAGGATGAATTATTATTTTACAGGTTCATTAATTATTTTATTTGTGTTGTTATGTTTTATGAAACCTGCACATTCTAGAAATGATTATCTCAATAATGGTACTAATACTTGTAGTACTGGCGATGTTAGCGTATCAATTGAACAGAGGGACTCAGAGTATAGGCATAGACACTTTAATTCTAATAATAATTATACTAACCCTTCTGACGATAGGTCCATACGTCTGACTTATAGACACTATCTAGGATCAGCTTGCACAGACAGATTTAAAGATGTTCAACAAGAAAATATGGAACTAAAACAACAGCTAGAATTAATGAAAATGTGTGGAAAAGTTAATAAAAACCCCACTTTAAAACACAATCCAAACTTCTATTTGCTGGTTGCAAAATGCTCTGGTATAGTTATTAATGATGAAAATCAAGAACGACCTGATGGTAGCGCTTGGGATGATTTACGATATGAATATCAAAACTTACCTGAACATAAAAATAAAAAATTTATGGGTACAAAAAATATAATGTTACCACCGGAAGATTTTAAATTACCAGAACCTACAAATGACTAAACCATTAAACATATCTGAATCAGCAGCTGTACAGATGCCAATGAAGACGGTTGCCAGTTTGATAATTATCGTCGCTCTCGGCACGATGGGTTACTTTCAGATGATTGAACGTCTTAATGTTGCAGACACCAGGTTACAAATAATGGAGAAAGATTTAAATGAAAACACAGAGTTTAGAATTAAATGGCCACGTGGACAACTAGGTTCACTCCCTGCAGACTCAGAACAATTTATGATGATCGAGGATTTATACAAGACCACGGACAAATTAAACAAACACATAGAATCTATGGCATTAAACAAAGTCAACATAGAATTTTTAACAAAGCAAATGGAAAAAGCTTTAGAAGATATTGAAGAATTAAAAGATAAAGCAAGAGACATGCATTATAAAAATGGTAATGGCCAATGATAGGTTTATTTTTTATAGGAATTTTAGTTTCAATTATTGTAATGGCTATATTAATACAGGTAAGAAAATATGATTGAAACTGTAGTGGCTCTTCTTATGTTTGTACAAGGAGAGATCAAAGAGGCGCGTTTGCAAGTTGAAGGTATGGCACAATGTTTACGTGGTAAACGTCAGGCAGAAAGACAGTACAGTGAAAATATATCTTATAAATGCTATAAGGGTAAAGCAGAACTTGAAAAAAATATTGATGGATCTTTTTCGATTAAAAAGTTAATATTGGAATAATGAAACTTACAAGAAACTTTTCTCTTCAAGAGTTAACGAAGTCAGATACAGCAATACGTAAAGGTATTGACAATGAACCTAATGCTGATCAGGTTGATAAACTAAAAGCATTGTGTGAAAATATTTTACAGCCAGTGCGTGATCAGTTTGGTAGAGTAAAGGTTACCAGCGGCTATCGTAGCCCTGAATTATGTGTTTCCATCGGCAGCTCGATAAATTCTCAACATGCAAAAGCTGAGGCGGTTGATTTCGAATGTATGGGAATTGACAACGCTGAAGTAGCAGACTGGGTTAAAATGAATTGTGAGGTAGATCAATTGATCCTCGAGTACTACACACCTGGAGAACCTAATTCTGGATGGATACATGCAAGTTATGTACCATTTAATCCACGACATCAATATTTAAGAGCATATCGTGAAGATAAAAAAACTAAATACAAACCAATAATAGGAAAGGCAGTAGACTTAGTATGACGATAGATTACAAAACAATAAAACTATTTAACAAAATAGATACAGTTCATGGACATTGTGAAGAGTGTCAAGAGGAGGCAGTTTTAGTTGCAATTGTACAAGATTTTTATAGATGCACTAACTGTGGACATGATACTAAGCAGCATGTAAATGGTAGAATAAGATATATGCAATTGTCAGATGCAGACAGAAATTTTATAAAAAACCATCATAAAAATGGCTAGAAAATTTAAATCTTTTGAAACTAGGGATAAACCTAAAAAACGAGGGCCTCGAAAACACAAGAAAAATATGAATAAAAACGAGAAAAGACAAAAACGTACTCGAAGATATAAAGGCCAAGGTAAGGGTTGACAAATATCCTCTAATATCCTATATATAGGACATGAAAGCAATAAAGGAGAAAATAATGACAAATAAAGAAATAGAAGAAAAGATACAAAGTAATTCGCTGGTAAGAATAGCGGATGCATTAGAAGAGATCTTGAGACTGGTAAAGCTAGACCAGAAAAAAGTAAGGGGGTATGATGAAAAGACCAAGAAGAGATAAAGAACATATGGCAATACGTAAAAAAAATAACTTTGAAGATCGTTATGCAAAGGGCATACACTTTGATATCAGATCAAAAGGTTGTTGTTTTATAACAATGCAAACTCATGCAGGACCACTAGAAGTTTATATAGACTCTATGGATGGATTGGATGATGCACCACACATTAGTGCAAGAATACCCGGTAGAAAAGTTAAGGAGTTATTTGTTAAATAATTAGGTAGCTATTTTACCTTCGTCTTTTACAGGAGTACATCTATATTGTGGATACAGTTGAGATTCTATTATCATTTCTTTTGGAAAAATATTTTCACCAAATAATAAATCGTAAGATTCACCTAACCCATGTTGTACACATTCATAATAATTATCTTTAACTTTAGGATATTCTGGTGGAGTTCTACACTCACCTTCAACTGCTGAACAAATGTACACTACTAATAAAAATTTCATTGACAACCTTGTAAAAAAATATAATAATCCTATATTATTATTTATAAATAATGAAAGGATATCATAATGACTGATATAAATAAATATAAATCTGTTGCATTATCACATGATAGTTGTGACAAATTAGATAAAATCCGCAAGGTTATAGTACCTGAGGTAGAAGTATCTAGAGCTAAGACTTTAGACATATTAATCAATGAGAAAGCGAGAAAATTAAATGGCAAGTTACGAAAAAGCACTGGTTGAGTTTGATAAATTTGATCCAATAAGAAATTTATGGAGAAATGTATTAGTCGTTTCAATATCTGATGCAATTAAAATTAAAGCAAATATTATAAAATACAAAGGTTTTTATGCTGAAAGAAGATTTCATGAAATAGATTATGTAACTTTACCTAATTCTGATTTTGTTAGGGTATGTGAATATGCAGAACTAGATCATAATTTAGTTAGAAAAAAAGTAATTCAAACTTTAGAAAGGATGGAAAAAAACTATGACAAAGACAATATGCCAGAGATGCCATGGAAACGGTTATATCAAAGTAAAGGAATCAATAGACAATCCGACGGAAACCATACATCAGTGTCCGAGTTGTGAGTCACAGGGGGAAATAAAAGTAAGTACAGAAAGATTAATATTGGAAACTAAACTTGTTAAAGAACTTAATGCAATTATAGAAAAATTAAATGATGAAGTTGATATGTTAACAAAACAAAAAGTTTTTTTACAATCTAAATTAAGACAGAATAAAAAGGATTCATTAAGTGAATAACGTTAAGCATCAACACGTAAAAAGTTTGATGTCAAACACTAAAAAGGAAGTACATGTCTAAAAAAATAAAAAAATGTCTAAACTTCTTTGTTACAAAGAATTATGGACAGTTTAAAAAGACAAAAGGTAATAGACCTTTGAATGTTTCACACGTCAATAAAATTAAAAAAGCTATTGCGGTGAAAGATTTAAAATTACCTATTCTTGTAACCAAAGATATGGATATAAGAGATGGTCATCATACTTTCCAGGCAAGAAAAGAACTTGGATTGCCGATCTATTACATTGTGTTAGCGTCTAACGATGCTTACGATATGGCGTTATTAAACTCTAATCGTTCACAATGGAACATGGAAGATTATCTTAATTTCTACTGCACGTATCAGAGAAAAGATTATCTGCTGCTAAGATCAAAAATCCGAGAGTACAACATGCCTATAATTGAAGCGGTTAGTATATTTTTAAACCGAGTTGGTTTGGATGTAAATTTAACTGCAGATTATAAGGAAGGTAACTTCAAAGTTCCTCTTGGAGGAATTATTCATTTTGATAGAATTGCGTCAGAGATGAAATACATTAATGACATAATTAATGATTCTAAAAAAATGAAGAGAGGATTTATCAGAGCTTATATTGTATCTGATAAATGTCCGAAGTGGGATTTCAATAGATTTAAAATTGCTATGAAATCTAAGGGATCTAAATTACTTGGATCTCAAACCACTGAAGAATACATCTCTCAGTTCCAAAACATTTATAACGCAGGATTAATTGCTAGTAAGAAAATTAAACTAGCTAGATTCTACGAAGATAAAGAGTTTGAAGAACAACCGTCAGTGCATTAAAACATTGAGGCCCGTTAAGGGCCTCAACTAACACACAAGGAGAAATATGAAAAGAGCATTAATAGATGCATTAGAAAAAAAATATGAAGCTGATATAGCGTCAGCTGATGCTACAATAAATATATACCTAAGTAATTCTGTAGGTATTGGTGAGCACCCACAACATTTAGAAGAAATAGATAAACAAGTACAAAAAATAGCAGACGCTCAAGAAAAGATAAAAGTATTAAAATCTTTTGAACCAGAAAGAAGTGTTCTTTAAATTATGAAATGGAATAAAAAATTTAAATACCCTCTAACGATACGTGAGGCTATAGAAGGTGAACGACACTATTTAATCAGTGGCGAAAAATTACCAAGTGTTACAACCATACTGCAGGCCACACAAAGTGACGAAAAAAAGGCAAGTTTAGAGAATTGGAAGAAACGTGTAGGAGTTGAATCTGCTGAGAATATTAAGAATAAAGCAGCAAACCGTGGATCAATCATGCATAAGCTGATTGAATGCTATTTGCTGGACGAAAGACACATGGATTTGACTGATTTGGGCCAGCAGGCTGATAAGATGGCACAAATTATAATAGATGAAGGTCTAAAGGGCTATATGGAGGAGATATGGGGTACTGAGGTTTGTTTACACTATCCAGGTCTATATGCAGGTGCATCAGATTTAGCAGGTATTTATGACGGACGTGAAAGTATCATGGATTTTAAACAATCTAACAAACCTAAAAGGCGTGAGTGGATCGATGACTATTTCTTACAACTTGCTGCATATGCTACAGCGCATAACCAGGTGTACGGGACCAAGATACAGTCTGGAACGATTCTAATGTGTACTAAAGATAATTACTTTCAAAAGTTCCAGGTTCATGGTTCAGAGTTCCAAAAATATATGTGGGAATGGTTAAGAAGAGTTGACCTATATTACAAAAATCACAGTAAAATAAGGCAAAATAGTGAGTAATGTGTCAGGAATCAGGCATCAGGGTTTCCCCCTAATAGCTTTAAAACTTTTTTTAAAAAAAATTTTTTTTAAAAAAGATGAAAAATGTCTACTACTTTACTACTTTTACAAGTTTTTGTTGGTATACATAGCTTATTTAAGCAATTTTGGTAGTAAAACGTCTACTACTTGGCTACTACTTGCTACTACCAAGAATTCCCAATAAGAAGAACTTTTCAGGTGAATTTATAAAGTGTATAAATACTTTTAAAATCCTTTAGGAAGAAAATGATAAGAAAAAAATCTAAATATAAGTCTGTAATTATAAAAAAGAAAAGATATTACTTCTATAAGATTACGTGGCTGGACATTACGGGTGATAGCGGGCACGCAGATTTACATACAGCAGAAGGATTTATGCCATCTGTTATGGTCACACATGCTTATGTTTTAAATAAAGATAAACATAATGTTAGAACATTTGCAAGTTATGAAGAAAATGATGAACTATTTTCTGATCGTAATGTATTTCCAAGAGGTTGTATAAAAAAGATGGAGAGAATATTACTCTAATGGTTTATCTGTTTTTTGGTTTTCTTTGTGTTTTACTTTGTCTTTTAACTCTTCAAATTCTACACCTTCTAATATTGGCGAAT